GGTCCCGTTCGCGGTCCAGGGTGGCCAGGTGTTCATGAACTCCGCCTTCATTCAGGACGGCACCATCACCAACGCCAAGATCGGCAGCTACATCAGCTCGACCAACTACATCGCCGGCCAGCAGGGCTGGATTCTCAATAAAGACGGAACGCTCGAGATCAACGGCATCGTCCCAGGGCAGGGGCGGCTGGTGATCAACTCGTTGAACGTGTCGGTCTACGACGCGAACAACGTGCTGCGTGTCCGTCTCGGCTATCTGGGGTAATCGATGGCTCTATTTGGCCTGCGTGTCTTCAACGAGAGCGGTCAGCTCGCCATGGACACGAACTCATTTACTTACCAGGTGCTGTGGCAGGGTGTCATCGATTTCAGCGGCGCCGTGCCCAGCTACACAATCAGCATTCCTGGCTTCAACCCAGCCAACTGCGTGTTCATGATCATTCCCACCAGAGCGCAGGACGTGCAGACGGCAGAGAACGACGGCCTGGGCAACACCAAGTCATACCCCTACGTCACTACCGGCGCAGGGGTCGTGACCGTCTTGCCGAAAAACCCCTCAGCGGGTGCCGCCATTGGGCAAACACGGATCGTCGCCAAGGGCTACGCGATAAGGTTTTCGACATGAGCTACGGCTTTCAAAGCATCAATGACAATGCATTCGTGCAGATCGACTCCGAAGCGCCCAGGCTGTGCATGCTGACAAAAGGGGCGTACGCCGGCAGCGGCGACGCCTCTGGCGTTTTTGCTCGACCCGTAACGAGCGTGGATCCGCCTATCGTGTTTATCCGCCCGGATGCCGGTGTGATGCAGGTCCCGATCTCGGTGTGGTTCACCGGCGGGCCGGGCAACTGGACCGGGTTTTCAATGAAGGCGTCGGTGGTGAATGCCAGCCTCAGCGGGCTTTATTTCGTTGCGGCCTGGGCGTCGATGGGCACTGCCGCGTACGGCATGCGTCTATGGGGGCCGACTGGTGCTCTGGTGTACGACAGCGGCGCGCCGGCGGTTGTAGTCACCTATGCCGCTGGCAACTGGGTTTATCTCGGTGATGAGGTGCTTACCGTCGGGCGCCGTTACATCTGGGCTATCAACAAATTGCTCGGGGCCGGGGAGTATATCTCGCTGAACCCATTCGCCATGAACTGCCATAACGCGTCCTCTGGCGGTGGTTGCGCCTTGGGCGTGGATTACGCCAATGGCCAAATCAGGATGTACAGCCTCGCCACCAACGCCTGGACCGATCAAGGTCACCGGCCATTTCTCTGCGCCAAACTTTTGGCCTGACCTTTTTTCCTCTGGAGATAACCAATGCCCTGGTACAAATCAGGAACGGTTTCTGTCGTCTTGAATTCGAACGCCGTGATCGGCACGGGCACCGCTTTTCTTTCCAATAGTCGGGTGGGCGATGCCTTCCGTGGCCCGGACGGCGCCTGGTACGAAGTGACCAACATTGCCAGCGACACGGCCATGTCGATCTCTCCGAACTATCAGGGCGCGACCAATGCCGCCGGCACCTATGCGCTGGCGCCAATGCAGGGCTACGTCAAAGACTCGGCCGACGCACTCCGTGCGCTGGTCAACACCTACGGTTCAAAACTCGCGGCGTTGGGAACTACCGGCAACTATGACATTTTACCCATCACCAAAGGCGGCACCGGCGGAGCTGATCAGGCCGGCGCTCGCACTAACTTGGGACTGGGCTCGGTAGCCATTGAAAACATTCTGCCCATCACCAAAGGCGGCACGGGAGGCTCGGATCAATCCGGGGCCCGCTCGGGGCTTGGAGCCGCAAAGTCTGGCGCGAACGATGACATCACAGCGCTTACCGGCATGACCACCGCGCTATCCGTGGCGCAGGGCGGCACCGGTGGCAAGACACCTGCCAATGCACGGGCAGGTATCGGCTTGGGCACCACTGATTCGCTGACCATTGGTGCCATTGAAATATCTGCGCCCACGCCTTTCATCGACTTTCACTTCAACAACACGACTACGGATTACGACGTACGACTGACCAATTCAGCCTCGGGTACGTTGAACGCAGTGGTAGCAAACGCAAATGAACTCCGTGTAAACGGCAGTACAGTATGGAACGACTCCAACTGCGGGACAAAGCTCGGATCTATCGGGGTTGGCGGGGTTGGGTCATACGCTTTTTGCTTGACCAATACCGGTCTTACACCTGGAGCAACTACAGCTGGAGGGAATTTGCAGTATGCCTTTGCCATTGGTAATGGAGGCACAAGCCCGTCGGGTCTTTGGCGCTGCATGGGTGACACGACAGCCGGCCAGCGAACACTTTTCCAGAGGATTTCCTGATGACTTATCTGAATGCTCACTCCCCGGTGTGGGCAGACGCGCAGCACACCATAGTTAACCTGCTGGTAACTTTTGAGTGGCTCACCGAAGAGGTCAACTTTACCGCGACGCCCTATGACGTGGAGGATTACGGCAGAGAATTGTTCCAGCGGTCTTTGGATGGTGATTTCGGCGAGATCGGCGAGTATGTGGAGCCACCCCAATCTATCGGCCAGATGATCGCCATCGAAGACGCGTGGAAACTTGACGAGATGGCGTTTATCGCTGACCAGCTGATTGCCATGGAAGACAGCGACCCTGGCGCACTGCCAGGTACCGAGCGGCAGTGGCGCGACTACAGGACATTGGTCAGGGCGTGGAAAGAGGGTGCTGAGCATTTCCCGGATCAGGCCTTCCGTCCAGTCCGCCCCGCATAAACGAAGCACGCAACAAGAACCCGCCAGTCAGCGGGATTTTTTTTGCCTGGAGAAAAGTTATGACCCCAACTGAAAAAGACCGCGACATCCTCGCCCGTACGTTGTGGGGCGAGGCCCGAGGCGAATCACTGGCCGGCCAGATCGCCGTGGCCTGGACAATTCGCAACCGAGTGAACGACGGGAAGGACCGGTCGTGGTGGGGTGAGGGCTATGCCGGTGTGTGCCAGAAGCCCTACCAGTTCAGCTGCTGGAACAAGACCGACCCCAACTATCAGTTCTTGATTGGCGTGAAGCAGATCTCATTCCGCGAATTGGCCCAGGCGCGTATCGCTGCTGATCAGGTAATCGACGGCAAGGTGCCCGATCCCACCGGCGGCGCAACGCACTATTACGCGATCGCCATGAAAACGCCGCCGGACTGGGCGGCGAAAGCTAAACAGACCCTCAAGCTTGGTGGCCACGTCTTCTTCAGGGATGTGCCATGAGTCAGGCGATGTGGAAGGTGGCCTTCGCGCTGGCGCTGGTTCTGTTGGGAGCCATCGGTGCCTGGCAGGTTCAGGGCTGGCGGTACGGTGCGCAACTGGCCGAGCAATCGCGGTTGCACACCGACACCCTCAATCAATTGGCCATGGTAGGCGCCGCGGCACAGAAGGCCGAGCAGGACAAGCGCCAGGCGCTCGAGCAGCGCCTGGCAGCCAGCGACCAATCCCACCACGAGACTTTAACCAATGCCCAAAAAGACCAGGCTCGCCTGCGCGATCGCCTTGCCACTTCTGATCTGCGGCTGTCAGTCGTCCTCGCCCAGGGTTCAGCCGGTGGCTGTTCAGTGCCTGCAACCGCCGGCGCCGGCGGCGTGGTTCATGGAGCTGTACGAGCCGAACTTGACCCAGCGCATGCTCAACGAATTGTCGCCATCACCGATGAAGGCGACCGGGCAGTAATCGCACTGTCTGCGTGCCAAGCCTACGTGCGAGAGCTTTCCCAGTGATGGCCCGAGGCTATTCTTGTCGGTAGTGACAGGTTGGATCATCATCACCATTCACCGATTTGAAAGACAGCCGCACATGGACAAGCAACTGGCGGGACTTTCAATCCTCATGACAGTCGTCTGGGTTTCTGCGGTGTTACTGGTGATGTATTGGATGTCGCACTGAAGGTGATGGCTTTGGACAATGTAGTGCTCGGAGACAAGATGAAGCGCGAGGCCGACCGGCTGCTGGCCCAGATCGGGCGCGCTGATTCGATGATTGTTGCGGTGAAGGCCGGGGCCCGGGCAGAAGGGTTCGTGCTGGGGTTGGAAACGGCAGGAGCATTGAGGGCTGGCGACGCGGAGCGGCTCTACATCATTTTCGAAACGGCGCTGGAAGACCGCCTTAAAGCGCTGGCGTCTTAGAACAGTTCCCTGTCTGGGGGCTACTCCTCGACCGGCTGTATCAGAAAGTGGCCCTGGTTTCGAACGTTACCAATGGCTCGGTCGACCTTGAACCACTCGAATGCCTCCGTCGGCTCACCCTGCAGCAATACCATTTGTTCGGCCCGCTCTTTCGGTGTTGCCGGATCCAGCCATTCGCGAGCCAGTTCCGGCGATAACGCCACGGGGCGCCGGTCGTGGATGTCCACCATGCCGCCGGCGCTGTCGGCAGTGATGATCACGAATCCATCGTGTTCGCCTGGCTCATGCTCTGCATTCGGGTATTGGCCGATGGCCGCGCACAGGATCGGCGACTGGTCTCTATGGCGAATGAGGTAGGGCTGCTTTTTCGGTTCGCCTTCGTCCACCCACTCAAACCAGTTGTTGATCGCGATGATTGCCCGGTGCGGCCAGATTGCACGGAAGAACGGTCCGTGGGCGACTTTCTCAACCCGGGCATTGATCGGCGCGGCGCGATCCTTGGCCCAATGCGGCCGCCATCCCCAGCGCACCATATCGGCATGCAGATATTCACCCTCTTGGTGAAAGAGAGCCAGTTGGGTCGATGGAGCGGCGTTGTAACGATCGAATGCCTGATCACCGGTCGTGTTGACCAGGGCATTGGGCATGCTCAGCGCCGCCACGAAGTCGTGAATGCCGCTGTATTGGGAAAGTCGTCCGCACATTGATGAATCCTCAAACCTGCACAAATAGCCTAGTTCAAGGGGCGACCTGTACGATGGTGTTTACCTGACGCCTTTTCGAGCTTTTCGGCCAGTTCGCTGATGTGCTTGGTCTTAGCCATCAACTCCCAAGTGGTTTTTGTTTCGATATCCGTGGCTCGTCGGTTTGCCTCAGCCGTTTCCGCCTTGGCGGCGGCGATCTGCGCCCTGAGCGTGTCGCGCTCCGTGGCAGCTTCCGCGTGCATCTCGACCAGTTGGTAGATCTTCTGGCGGGCCTGGCGCAGTTGCAGGGTCAGTTCCTGGACTTCGTTTTCATACACGCGCAACGAATGCCTGCAGGTTTCGAGCGGTGTCGGGCTGCCGAGCCAGTCGTCGGTGTCTTCTATTTCGAGCGGGTCCATCGGTGCGCCTTGCCAATACTGTTTGGATATACAGTAATCGAGGCCGAGCAATTCGGCGAGGGCAGGGCGACGAACTGTGATTAGGCAGTGATGGCTGCGAACCCAAAGCGGTCATCATCTCACCGAGCCATTGTTGTGGATGAGCCAAACGATGAAAGCCGCGAAAGGAGCGAGGAGCAGCAGGCTACCGACGGCAACTGCTAAGCCCCAGGAAAAACCGCTTTCTCCCTTGAAGCGGCCGCCGCTCAGCAGGTTCAGCACATAAACGCCGATCCGATGAGCCAGAAGGTTGATGACTATGTCTGAGATGAACTCCATTTCTAGATCCTCGTGTCTCCTTGACGGTTTTCTGGGCCCGAATGTCTGATTGTAGCGATTGCGGTCATTCCGGAGTCATCATGACGGCCAGCGTCATTTTGATGAATTCCTCGTTCCGGTCGATGGCCTCCAGCGCGCCGCGCACATTGTCAGCGACATCGGCTGAACCGCGAGCCTCGACCCAGTTCGAAAGCTCAAGGATGGCCGCTTCCAGGGCGAGTTGGTTTTCGTTGATTTTGAAGAGCAGGGAAGGGAGCAGGTCTGAATTCGGCATAGCTGGATCCTCGATTATGAGGTCAGCGTAGCACCACGTTGAAAGGATATTTAACGGTCGGCAGAACGCCGGGGAAGGGAAACTACTGTAGCAATATACAACGCTAAGTTGTTGATTCTTATGGGGTGAATCGGCGGATTTGCACCCCCTCTAAAACGACTACTTTTCCTTATGGATCAATTGCTTGCATTGGTTTCGGGGTCACCTTGACATGGTGGGGGTCGTTGGTTCGAGTCCAATCGCGCCTACCAAACAAAATCCGCTCTGCTGGGCGGTCTGGAAGGGCTCACCGAAAGGTGAGCCCTTTTTTGTTGTCTGGGATTTG